AGGCAGCCTCGCGGGGGCACTGGCGTGGGCGTGGATGGACTATCAGGGGGACAGCAATGATGGCTAAGACGACGCCACTCACCGACGCCAGACCGTTTTGCGAGGTGCTCGCAGACTGGATCGCGCGCCATGGCGGCAGCGCCTATGCGGTCAGCGATGGCCGCATCCTGAGCGCGAGACGCCAGACCGTCAGCAACTGGCTCGATGGCCGCCCCTGCCAATATGAGCGCGAGGTCCGCGCGCTGATGACAATAGCCGATTGGCAGTCAGGCTGCGGATACCCCCTGTAGTGGTTACCGCACCCTGTAGTGGTTACCGCACCCTGTAGTGGTTACCGCACCCTGTAGTGGTTACCGCACCCACGCCATCAAGCCGGGGTCACCACCACGCCGCCGCCACGCCACGGGTCAGCCGCCCCAGATCCGTCCGCGCGCATCAGGCGGTTGTTTGTCGCGTCCATGGCAAGTTTGCCCGCAAATTTGTTGGTGGTGTTGATCCCCGCCGAGATGCTGGCGATGTTGGCCGCGCTGTCGGCCCCGATGTAAGTCTGACCGTCCGCAGCCCAAACCGCGCGCTGCGCGACAAAATCCCACACCGCCGTGCCGTCCGAGATATTCGATCCGGTGCCGGTCGGGCCGCCGCTGCTGGCGGAGGTGCCGGCCGTGGTGCAGACATAAACGTTGGAACCGTTGTAGCGCCACGCGCCAACCGTGTAAGCTGAGCCGCCCACCCATGCGGTCTGACACGAGGCCCCGCCCGCAGTGCAGCGCAGCGCGGCAATCTGGCCGCTGGACGGGTCGCGCCGATAGGCCATCATGCCGCGACGCCAACCGGTGCAATCGCGCGGCCCCGAGGAGCTGAAATCCGTGCCGGACCACAAAAAATCTCCATCCAGTGTGGCGGCGATGTCCCGCGCGTCGGCGTCGAACACCCAGCGCCCATCCGCCGGAACGCGGGTGTTCGTGATCGACAGAGGGGTTTCGATGGCCAGCATCCCTGCGCGAACGCGCGCGGCCTGCGAGGTGATGATCTCAAGGCGCGGGGTGGCAATCTGGCGGGTCGAGGCCGTGCCAGTGCTTGCACCGGCGATGATGCAGCGCCCGATTTGCGTGTCAGGGAACACGGCATCCACGCGACTGGCAAGATTGCCCGAGGTGAACCGCCGCAGTTGTGTCCCACTATCGATGGTCAGCGTGCCGGGCGGGAGGTCGTCAATGTTAAACGGCCCGTCCAGGTCGCGCCCGATCTGCGACCCGCCGCTGATTGTGATGTCCGCGGGGGTCGCCGCGTCGAAATTAACGTGCCCGGCCAGATCGAGGTGCGCCAGATTGATTGTCCGTCGCCCACCATTGGCGTCGTCGTGCTGCAGTCGCAGCGAGGCGTTACTGGCCCCGTCACCGGTGTGGTACGTCGTGAGGCCATCCAGGTCGAGGCGCGCGAAATTGACGAATTTGATCGCATCCGGCCCCGTCGAGTTGGGGTAGTTGGCGAGCAGGTTCCGCGCAATAATGTGCCCGCCAAGCACGTCTTGCTGATCGACGACAATCAGTTCCTGGAACCCGGTGTCGGCGCTATGGCCCGCAATATTGTCGAACAGCAACCAGGTGTACGGATCGTCGCTCTCGCTCCCACCGTCCCAGACCAGCACTTTGTTCCCGGTGTTGAACGTGTCATCCGGATGAGATGCCGAAGCCTGAATGTCAAAACCGGCCACGTTGCGAATCGACGGGCGATCGGCGCGACCCCGCACCAGAATCCGGCCGGACCCGTAACCAGTGACGCCATCGACGATGATATCATCACCCGTGATGTAGAGGCCCGCCGCATACGGCTTGACGTGCCCACCGATGATGCGCAGGCCGCTGACAACCTGCCGGGCGCCCGCCATTTTCAGCAGCTCCCCGCGGCCGGTGTAGGTGGCGGTCTGGTTGCCAGCATTATTTGCGTCAATTTCCAGTCCGCGCACCTCGGCGTGGTCGCCGGAGACCGTCAGCAGCGTGTCAATGGTAGGCGTGCCGGGGGCTTGCCGAATCGTGGCGCCCGGCTCAGAGACCAAGCGCAGCCGGGCTTGCGCGAACGCCAGAGGCGCCGAGATATTGCGAGGGCCGCTCCCGACGAGGCGCAGCGTTTTGCCGGGCGGAATATTGGCTGCGGCGCGCGCCAGTGCGGCCGTGTCATCCGCATCCCCGTCGGCAACCACACCAAATTGCCGATCAATATATTCGGCCGGGGTCGGCTGTGCATAGAGCCGGAACGGGCCCGCAGCCCGATCATAATCGGGCGCCGCATCGGGCGCGCGCGCATAAACATCGCCAGTCTCGATGACCCGCACCAACTGGCCGACGGCGAGCCGATCCGCTGACACATCTGCCAGATCTGCACTGTGATCGACGGCAGGGCCATTGTACAGATCGGCGGCGGCGGCGGCAGATGCATGCGATGCGGCCATCGCCACAGCCCAGACCGGCGGCTCTGCATAACGCACCCACGCGCCATCACCGGCAGCGCCAGACTTGCGGTAGAGCCCGCGCAGCAGCTCGTCGTCATCGCCCCACACCAAGGCGACAGCGCTTTCGACCCACGCCAGATCGGCGGCGAGCTCGGCATGGGTCTGACAAACCGGGCCGGAGACCTGACCGGGCATCAGGCGCATCAGATCAGAGATCGTGATGCGCACCGTCGTACCCGCGACATTGCCCACAAGATCGTCGACAAACGACGCGGCGGCCAGATCGTTAGTTGTTACTCCGCTCATGCGCGCTCCTTACAGTACTGTTGCAATATAGGGCCCGGCGACCGGGCCAGGGACGCCATCGGTGTTCTGGGGTTCGACCCAGACATAATGGTCGCCCTGGCTCAGACAGGCCGAGGTTTCGAGGTAGACGGTGACGACCTCGATCGAGCCGTCGAAATCGGCCGATGCCTCCAGCTCGATCATGCTGTTCCCGGTAACGGCCTGGATGCGGTCGAGGTGCTGACCATCGGCAGAGATCGACGTGCCGGGCCGATCGGACCCACCAGTCAGTTTCGGTGTGATCGTCCCGGCCGTCCGGCCCGAAACGGTCACCGAGAGCCTGTAATATTTGCCTGCGTCCGCCGCGATCTCGTGGCTCAGCGCGCCGACCGCGCCGGCCGCATGCATGGCAACGCCGCCCGTGATCGTCCAGCCATCACCGGGTGACCACATATCGTCCAGCGCACCGATCATGGCAGTGCGGGTGCTGTCACCAACAGCCACCGAATACGAGCGCAGCGAGGAGGCCACAATCGGCGCCCCGGATGCATCTGTTTCACGGTCGAGGACAGGGCTGGTCGAGCGATATATTTGCAGGCTGGACAGCGCGGCGTCATCGCCCGTTGCTATCTGCACGGCCAGGTTGCCGAGCCCCGGCACCACGGAGACAGCATCGCCGTCGAGGGCCATTGGGATACTGGCATCCGCGCCGCCTACGGTGATGGTAAGCGTGGCTGACCACGGGCCGGTCACGCCGCTAACTCCGACACCGCGCGTGCGCAGGTCGACAACATCACCCGAGCTATAAACAGTCAGCTCTCCGCCGCCGTTCGCCGCCGGGATCCGCACTGTTGTCCACACGCTGGAGCCGTTCGGGCGGTGCGCAACGTCGAATTGCGCGGTCTGTACGACGCCGGAACCTGCCGCGATCAGATAGACGATCAAGTCAGCGCTGTCCGTGCCGGCGACACCAGAGCTCACCGAGATGAAGCGCGGCGCCGAGGGCTGGAGCAGGTTTGCGTCGATCTCTGCCCCGACACGGCTCGACCAGGCCGGAACAACAGCCTGCGCGAGTTCTTCGTCGATTTCGGGGGCGGCGGCGACGGTGCGGACGATCGAGCACATATCACTGGTGATCTCGATGCCAGTCACGATCTGCTGGTAGCTCTCGGTCTCGACCGGCCCGAAGTGCACGAGATCGCCAACAGCCGGCAGATGCGCATCGCCGATGAAGGTCAGGACGCTGTGCTCGCCCGGCTCGGTCGCCACCTGGCGCACAACCGAGCGGCCAATCGTATCCGTCGGGCCGTCGTAGGCCCGATACCGGATCGCATAGGAGCCGCCCTCAGACATTGTAACGATGTCATCCAGCTCGATCACCCGGCCGAGAGCATTGCGCACCCGCGCTGCGGTCTGCACGCGCGAGAGCACGTAATGGCTCAGCGCGATCGCATCGCCCCGGGTCGCGACGCGGACCGAGCCATCCTGCGTCGCCTCGAACGTGTCAGGGCGATACATCGTCTCAAGCTGGCGCCGACGGGCCTCGCGCCAGACCTCATCGGCATAGACCTTGCCAGGCAGGGGCAGCACCTCGGTCAGGTTGATGTCCCCGACATGGCCGGGCCAGCGGACGACGCGCTGGGTATCCTGGTAGTCGTTATCGGCGTCCTGGAACTGGACCACGAATGCATCTGGCGGGTTGGTATAGGCGCGCGCCCATTTGAATCCCCAAGAGTTGCGCGGATTGAGGTGATCGACGATCAGATCAGAGCGGGTCGGCCGATCGATCACAACGCCCCACGCCGTCCCGTCATGGCGCGGCGTGGCTCGGCCCGCAGCGGCGATCTCTGTGAGCACATCGCGCAGGGTGGTATCCGCGCTCTCGAGGACGCGATTATAGGTGAGCCCTTGCGCCACGTTGTGATCATGCCAGTCCGCCAGGAGATCAAGGTCGATCGCGCCATCAGGAGAGGGCTTAGGGTTGGACGGATGCTGCAGCACCTCGCGATAGAGGCTTGCCGGGCGCTCGCTGACCCGACGCACCCATGACCCTGACGCCGCATCCCAATCCTGACAGACACGGCTCGCCAGCGCGTTGAAATTGTCGAGCTGACCAGACAGCTGGTGCGTCGCCTTGATCCGCAACGCCACAAGCGCGAGCGGTCGCGGATAGTCCAGCGGATACTCGGGGCGCAGCGTCTGCAGCGCCGCCCATGTCGTGCGCTGCTGGATGTTGCTCTTGTCGGACTCGTCAGTGAGCATGGTCAGCCGCACCTGCCAGCGGGCGCGGCTCGGGAATTGCCAACTATACTGGCGGAAAAAGCTCTCGGCCTTCTTGGCGGTGACGTTGAGAGTGTCCACAAGCTGCCATTCATCCGCCTCGGCCAGCCGCTGTTCAATGCGGATCGAGACGCTGCGCGAGCGCTTGTTACCCTTGTCATTGAACTTCACCAGGCCGGCCGGCCAGGTCAGTATAACAGATGCGCCGGACGCATCTGCACCAGTGCTGCGCACCACAGGCACCTCTGCCGCTGCCTGATCCTCAATCACATTGCCCTCATCATCGCGGGGCAGAGGTCGGGTCAGTTCGACGCCAATAGCCTCCTCAACTACCTGTGATGGGAAGAGGCTGCACGGCAGCTCACCCTCGACCCCGTAGCGCACCTCCGTCTCCACCTCGTCGAATTCCGCCAGGCTGGTCTCGCCCAGCCGCATGTCGGTGATCTGCAGCTCGCCTTCGCCAAAGCAAAACAGCGCGCGGATATACTGATCGTCGCCCACGATCTCGGTGTAGGGCGTGGCTGCGAACGGCGGCGCATAGCGCATCGTGCCCAGCACAAACGGGACCGCCCCGTCGGGGTCCATCCTGTTGCGCAGCCCGGAAATAGAGTAGCTCTGGCGCTGTTTTGAGGGCTTCGGCGGCGGGATGAGCGCGTTGATCAACAGGTTGCCGATCATCGAGGCGCCCAGAGTGCCGATCGCCGTCCACGTGGCCTGGCTCAGCCCGAACGCGGTGCCCATCATGCCGCCAAACGCGCCACCCAGCGCCACGGCCGCCACCGAAACAACAATCGACAGCACCGCCTTCAGGACACCCTCGGCCGGGACAATCCGGATCACCACGCGCACGCCGGGATTGGGCCGCACACAGTGCCAGTGCTCGCGCAGCACCAGTGCCGATCCCGCATCCGTCACCAGTGCCACGCGCGCCTGACGCAGGTCACGCTCGCACGCATCCGGCAGCGCACGGTCGACGATTTCGGCAATCGTCAGACCCGGCAGAACATGCATCTCGATGCGCCGGGTGCCGGGATCGAGATGCGGCGCGGCCAGCACCGGGATATGTGCGACATCCCTCATCGGGCGGCCTCCGAGACAA